ACTGCTAAAGTATAATCTTTTAGCCATTGTCCAGCATAAGGATCTGATAACAAAGCAACATCGGGTCTAATGTTATATAATTGTAATAACACTTGTTCAGTACCTCGAGGTCTTTGCATAATTGTTAATTTTTTACTAACGGGTTCAAATTTAAAGTTAATAAAACTACCAAACATTTTTCCTACAAGTTCTTGATAACCTGCAAAAGCATAGTAGGTTGCAAGTCCGCCCATTTGTGTGGAACTTAACAAGTATGTGTTGGTATAGGCAAGATTAAATGGTTCAAATATTGTTCCGCCATCTCCACCACCTGTTCGTGAACCAATGCTTCGACGAAAAACTTCTCTTACTTCCATAACTTCGTTTGGAAGAATATAGTCGTTTGTGTCTTCTTGTAACTCTAGTGTCGCATAAGATTCTTCAACAGCATTTTCACTTCGCTGTTTTAATTTACCCAGTGCTTTTTCTAGTGCTACTTCGTAATGATTAGGGTCTAATTCAACGTCAATCATGCCATCGCCAAGCATAGCACGTACATAGTTAAACACCTTTTGTTTAGTAGATTCTAAGTCGTTCATACAAGTATTTATATGATTGCTCATTCAATAAATACATTTGTTATGCCGAGACTATCATTATATAAACCAGAAAAATCAGCGGATTACCGCTTTTTAGATCGTAACATTACAGAGACGTTTCAAGTAGGTGGAACTGATGTATTTGTACACAAATATCTTGGACCTGTTGATCCAGGCCAAGCAAACTCTACGCCTACACAGCCTGCTGGTCAAAATGATATTCCTGAAACAAAAATACAAGATTTATTATTCTTAGAAAATAGAGATAGAAGATACTCTGAGGATGTTTATACTGTTAGAGGCATCTATAATGTGCAAGATATTGATTTTGATCTTTCACAATTTGGAATGTTCTTACAAAACGATACAGTGTTTATAACATTTCCTTTAAACCATTCAGTTGAACTATTAGGAAGAAAGTTAATGAGTGGTGACGTATTAGAACTACCACATCTTAAAGACGAAAATGCACTTAATGATTTTCAAGTAGCATTAAAACGATTTTATGTAGTAGAAGATGTAACCAGAAGTGCTGAAGGATTTAGTCAAACTTGGTATCCGCATTTGCTTAGAGCAAAATGTAAACCAATATTAGATAGCCAAGAATTTAAAGAAATTTTTGATAAAGATAGCGGTGAAGGAACTGGGTCAACAATTAGAGACGTGCTTTCTACATATGAAAAAGAAATGCAAATTAATCAAGCAATAATTGATCAAGCAGAAGAAGATGCACCTAAATCAGGATACGATACAAATCAATTTTTTGTTGTGCCTACAGATAGCGAAGGTGCTGTTAATTTAAAACCAAACGGTACGCTACAAACACCAAGTGGTGATTACTATATCGCATATGGTGGACGCGGCACGATACCACCTAATGGTGCACCGTATACATTTGGTGCTAGTTTCCCAAGTGGAGTAAGTGAAGGATCATATCATTTAAGAACTGATTACTTGCCTAATCGATTATTTAGATACGATGGTACACGTTGGGTTAAAATTGAGGACGGTGTAAGAGTAGAACTTACTGAAAATGCACCTTCATATGTTGCTGGATTTGTTAACAATACAAACACAAATCAAATTGGCGGAAAAACAGTTGAAGAAAGACAGAGTTTATCAGAAGCACTTAAACCTAAGGCGGACAATTAATGCAACATTTTTATGATGGACAGATTAGAAGATTTGTAACACAGTTTATTCGTGCTATGAGTAACTTTAGTTACAAGGATGGAGCGGGTACGCTTCGAAAAGTACCTGTAAGTTATGGTAACTTAACAAGACAAGTTGCTATGATTATTAGAGATAACTCTGAAAACAAAGTTATAAGTGCACCGCGAATTGCCGCATATATCACAGGACTTGATTATGCTAGAGACAGAGTGCAAAGTCCGTCACACGTAAGCAAGGTTCATTTAAGAGAAAGAGAATTTGATACTAATACACAGACATATACTGACCAACAAGGTCCTGGTTATACCGTAGAAAGAGTTATGCCTGTACCATTTAATTTGCAAATGAAAACAGATATCTGGTCAACTAATACAGATCAAAAATTACAAATTATGGAACAGATATTAGTATTGTTTAACCCAAGTTTAGAAATTCAAACAACAAACAATTATGTTGATTGGACTAGTTTAAGTCTAATTGAATTAACAGGAACAACATTTTCAACACGTTCTATTCCACAAGGTATTGATACAGAAATAGATGTGGGCGAATTGACATTCACAATGCCTATATGGATTACTCCTCCTGCGAAAGTTAAAAAATTAGGAGTAATTGAAAAAATAATTATGAGTGTTTTTGATGAAACAGGAAGCATCGCAGATGGAATAATTAACGAAGAAAAAAATCTAGGCACTGTCACAGTTTCGCCTGGAAATTATGATCTATTAGTTTTAAACAACACAGCAAAATTACTTGCAGGTAGTGAAGGACTTATAGAAAACCAAGGTACCAAAGGGGAAGAATTTATTAGAACAGGTACTCCAATTAGTTGGTTTAAGTTATTAGACTTGTACCCAGGTAAATTTAGATCAGGAATAACAACAATAAGATTAATGAAGTCGGACGGTAACGAAATTGTTGCTACGTGTAGTCTAAATCCAACAGACGAAACACAAATGGTATTAAACATAGATCCTGATACATTGCCCGGAAATACATCATCATCAGTTGATGCTATTATTGATCCATTAAAATTTAATCCAACCACAGATAATTTAGTGGCTGGCAAAAAATATTTAATTTTAAATGATATTCATCCAACCCTCAAAAATGATAGTAGTGATGCTAATATGAACGCTTGGCAAAATGCCGACGGTAGTTTGTTTAGTGCTAGTGTTAACGATATTATTTCTTGGGACGGTACTAAATGGAATATTATTTTTGATGCTTCCGGACACGATAGCGGATCCGATTCTGCTCAGTCACCATCGCCTGTTTATATAACTAATACATATACAGGAGTTCAATACAAATACGATAATGGTCAATGGACCAAAAGTTTTGAAGGTGAATACGAAGCAGAAAAATGGCGACTAGTACTATAAAAGAAGATATAATTTGTTCAGGTGCATTATTCTTTGCATTAGATACCCAACGATTTTTATACTTACAAAGAACAAAGCACAAAACAGCAGGCCAATGGGGATTGGTTGGCGGTATGGCTGAAAAAGGAGAGACACCTTGGAATTCATTATTGCGAGAAATAGATGAAGAAATTGGAAAAACTCCAGCAATTAAAAAAGTAATCCCTTTAGAATTATATACGTCAAATGATGAAAAATTCTTTTTTCATACATATATTGCAGTAGTAGAAAACGAATTTATTCCAAAACTAAACGAAGAACACAGTGGATACGCTTGGTGTACAAGCGATTCGTATCCTAAACCACTACACGTAGGTTTGCGTAATACACTTCAAAACAAAACTAATCAGATTAAACTAAAAACAGTGGTTGATATTGTAAACAATATCTAGTATAATACTAATATGATTAAAATAATCGGTGACATAATGTTGGATAGGTGGATCTACGGCAATGCTGATAGGATTAGTCCTGAAGCACCTGTTCCGGTTCTTAAACAATCAGGAGTTGAAAGTTCTCCCGGAGGTGCCGCAAATTTGGCCCTTAACTTACATAATTTAGAACCTAATATTTCATTGTATGGTGCAGTAGGTTTTGACAGCGATGGTGCCGAGTTAATGAAACATTTATCACAAACCAATATACAATGTTTTATACAAAAAGATTCTCCAATGACTACTACAAAAACAAGACTTGTAGGACAAGGAGGACAACATATTTGTAGATGGGATATTGAATCTAAATATGAAGGTAATGTTGAAAATTTTTACTTTAATAATATCACGGATGAAGATGTTATTGTTATAAGCGATTATAATAAAGGAATAGTAAATCGTGATGTTGTTAACCGTGCATTAATAAAATCAAAAAAAGTTTATATAGATCCTAAACAGTCGCCCGAAACATACGAAGGTGCATATCTAGTTAAACCAAATATGAAAGAATTTCAAGGTTGGTTTGGTAATTTCTCTGTTTCATTAGCAACAAAGATGGCTGTAAGATATAATTGGACGTGGCTTGTTGTCACTGACGGTGCTAATGGTGTACACGTTATTAATAGCAACGGCGATTATCATCATTATAAAGAACAAGCAAAAGAAGTAGCCGATGTTACTGGTGCAGGTGATACATTTTTAGCAATTTTAGTTTATGCTCACGAAATCAAACAATTAGATGTTCCTAATGCTTGTGAACTTGCTGTATACGGTAGCACTCGTATAGTTGAAAAAAGAGGAGTGGCATTAATAACACATAAAGATTTGAGTAGAGGTATAATTTGGACCAACGGTGTATTTGATATCCTACATCCAGGACATTTAGAATTATTAAAGTATGCAAAAAGTTTAGGACAAAAATTAATTGTAGGTATTAATGATGACGACAGCGTAAAACGATTAAAAGGTGAAGGTCGTCCAGTAAATGATTTTATAACACGTAAACGACAACTAGAAACATTACCTTGGGTAGATGAAGTTGTTGTCTTTGCAGAAGATACACCACGGGCGGCTATTGAACAAGTACGGCCTGATGTAATAGTTAAAGGCGGTGATTATACTGTCGAAACAACAGTAGGACACGAACTTGCTGAAGTTAAAATTTTTCCTAAAGTTGAAGGCCACAGTACAACTAACATAATAGATAGGCTTAGAAATGATAGTTAATTCTTTTATTAATGATTGGAAGTACTACGAAGACCTTTGGTTATATTATAGAGAAAAGGTAACACACGAACCTGAGTTTAATACATTAGGATTTGATATTGGTCAAAAAGGAATTCCAAATAGTTTTTGGTCTAAAATAAAAGAAGATTATGAAAAAGCATTAGGTATGGAGTTTGGAAAAATAATACACGTATGGGGAGTAGAATATTTTGACGGTGGATATCAGACACTTCATAAACATAATGATAATACACTAAACACTGTATTATTTTTAGATTCACAACCCAAAGAAAAAACAATGTCAACTCTTAACGGTTTATTATATACAGTATACAATAATGAATATACAACTGTTACGCCCGAACCAGGAAAACTAGTTCTTTTTTCTAGTGATGTATGGCACGGAGTTTATCCTGCTAAAGCACCTCGAAGAAGTTTTATGGTAGATTTTGCAATATGAAAATATTAGTCACAGGATACAAAGGTTTTATTGGACAAAATCTATGTAATTATCTAACATCTCAAGGACACGTTGTAGAAGGTTACGATTACATTGAGAATATTTTACCTAACCCTCAAGGGTATGATTGGGTAATACATATTGGTGCTATTAGTAGCACCACTGAAACAGATGTAGAAAAAGTACTAACACAAAATTTAGATTTTACAATGAGGTTATTGCAAACTTGTGATCATTTTGGAGTAAACTTTCAATATGCCAGTTCGGCAAGTGTGTACGGAAAGCAAAAAGAATTTAAAGAAGAAGGTCCTTTTTCTCCTCAAAGTCCGTATGCGTGGAGCAAATACTTGTTTGATAGATTTTTGACCCAAGCAAGTATTACAGAATTTAAAGGATTGGTACAAGGATTTAGATATTTTAACGTTTACGGAAATCATGAAGAACATAAAAAAGATCAACAATCGCCTATTAGTAAATTTACAAATCAAGCAATAACAACAGGAAAAATAAAAGTTTTTGAAAATAGCAAAAATTATCTACGAGATTTTGTTTGTGTAGATGATATTTGTAAGATACACGAGTTAATGCTACATCAAGATATTAGCGGAATTTGGAATATAGGAACAGGATCTGCTGTTAGTTTCGAAGATATTGCACAGTTAATAGCCAAAAAATATAATGCACAAATTGAATATATTCCAATGCCTGATAATTTAAAAGGGCAGTATCAGGAATATACCTGTGCTAATATGGACAAATTAAATACTATCGTTGATATTAAATTTAAAACCGTTGAGGAATATTTAAATGGAAAATAAAAAAAGAATGTCAGGAAAAGTTGAAAAGGGTTGGGGTTATGAACTAATCTGGGCAACCAATGACAAATACTGTGGTAAAATTATGGTTTTTACCAAAAAAGGAAATAAATTTTCCATGCACTTTCACAAGGAAAAAGACGAAACGTGGTTTGTTAACAATGGAAAATTTTTATTAAGATGGATTGATACCAAAGAAGCAAAACTATATCAACAAGAATTAACCGAAGGACAAGTTTGGCATAATCCTCCGTTACAACCACATCAACTAGAAGCACTAGAAGACAACAGTTCTATTACTGAAGTGAGTACTGCTGATAGTATTGAAGACAATTATAGAATTGTTCCAGGTGATTCACAAAAAGATCTAATCAAAAAAGAAGAAGATAAAACTACTTAGTTTTCTTTTTAATCCAGCGATAGGCCGCATATCCAATCAATAACACTACAATAGTGCCGATACCATCAACCCATGATGTTTCGTTCATTGCTCTAATTAGATCTGCTGTAATTTCCATTATGCTTGTGCCTCAGACCAACGTAAAATAATATTACCTTTTACTGACGATCCCGAAGTTTTAAACACGTTAATTGCTAACACGTCAGGACCGTTCGGGAAGGTACCTCTACCACCTAGTGTGGTGTTGGTTAATTCCTTGATCGAACTTAGATCCAACGTAGATCTTTCTCCAGGGTTTGCAATGAATGAGAAGATAGTTTCTCCAGGCTGTGCATATGGTGGGTTACCAAATGTAAATGTTATACTGTTTCCAGCAGTAATATTCAATAAAGATGTCTGTGAGAATCGAACCAGATAATATTCTGTTGTCGCACCAACAAAGTATGGTCCTAATACCTGCGATACCGCAGTACCTGCCGGGAATTGATTCGCCGCTACATCTGTTTCAGTACCTGCAATGGCACCGAGTGCTTCCCAACTTGCCTTGGTAAAGTACAAATAGTTTGTTTGATTTAAGTCGCCGCCAAATGTTAATTGTACAGATGCATTGGCATTTAATGTTTGTGTACTATTGCTACTTGCTCTTATAAAATAATAATCTTCACCCGCATAGTTATATGGACCTGCTACCTGTGAAATAGTAGTTCCTGCAGGAAATTTTGCATCATTAATTACAGTATCTGTTTTAACACTTAAAACATTTCCAGGCGTATAAAGGTTCGATGACTCCCAACTTGTTCTTGTAACATAAAAGTAGTTTCTTCCGCCAGGAACTCTAAATGCATTGTTGTTAGGAACTGTGATATTAACATTGGTTGATCCTAATGTTGTTGCTGTTCCAGTGGTAGTACTTGCACCACCATTCCAGTTAACAGATCCACCCGGAGCCACCTGTGCAAAACTTGGCTGTCCACCCTGTGCTAGACCTGACAATCCAGTCCAACCAACGTCTGCTGGATTAACAGGATAGTTCTGTGGATTTAACACACCCTGAACAACGATACCACCGGTGCTTGTATCTGATGTAAT